ATGTTCTATGCTTGCTACATCTTCAGCTCAGACATTTCAGCGTGGGATGTAAGTTCCGTTAATGATATGTCCCACATGTTCGATTCTTGCTCAGTATTCAATTCAGATATCTCAGCATGGGATGTTAGTTCTGTTACTGATATGGGCGTCATGTTCGGTTATTGCTCAGTATTCAATTCAGACATTTCAGCTTGGGATGTAAGCTCTGTTACTAATATGGGCTACATGTTCTATAGTTGCTCAGTATTCAACTCAGACATATCGGCATGGGATGTAAGCTCTGTTGAGGATATGAACCGCACGTTCCGTTATTGCTTAGTATTCAACTCAGACATTTCAGCATGGGATGTAAGCTCCGTTACTGATATGACCGACATGTTAAACGGTGCAAACGCATTCTCAACAGCAAACTATGATCTTTTACTTAACGCTTGGTCATTACTAACACTAAAACCACGTGTATACTTCCATGCTGGTGACGCAAAATACACTATTGCAACATCACAATTAGCGCATGACATACTGACCAACACACCTAATCGCTGGACAATATACGATAGAGGCGGGATATAATGAACACCTATAAAAACACAAACACCGACCCAAAGTTTTGTATAACATGGACAAACGCTGATGATTTAACCATGGGTACACTTGACCCAGAACTGGTAATTACCACGGGTGAGGATAACCTTGAGATTTTCGACACAAAAGAACTTATGGCTGCAAGGTGGCTGGAAGTGTCTGGTGTAGCGTGGGTCGATCAAGATGAGATAAGCTCGATAAAAAGAAATTGAACCTTAAAATGGAGATAAACCCATGAGCGTAAGTATTAAAAATGTAGTAACTGTCACCTTGCTCCAAGGCGGTGCCCTTGCGATGGCAGACAATCCGAATGTCGTCGCAATGATCACCAGCGAGCAGCAGGGGCCAATTTCATCTGCAAGCCGGTATCGAATTTATTCCGAGGCGGCAAGCGTGGCGGCTGATTTTGGAACAGCAAGCCAAGCGTATGATTTCGCTATGTCGTTCTTCGGCACCCAGCCCAACGCAACAAACGCAGGCGGCTTTCTGGTTATCGGCTATTGGCGTGGTGCAGCTGAGGATGTTGCAGCAACCGCAGCAAGCCTAAACGGCGCTCAGTTGTCAGAAGCTACCGTGGTTAGCGCACTACAGCAGGTAGCAGACGGAACGCTTGATATTACTATTGACAGCGCAACCAAGAGCCTGACGGCCCTGAACTTCCAGGCGACTACTACGCTGGATGAAATCGCGGCCGTTATCGACGCAAAGCTGACCGGCGGAACGGCAGCGGTAGTCGATCAGCGCGTGGTAATTACAAGCGACACAAACGGCACTGATAGCGCCATCACGTTTGCAAGCGACCCAGGCACCGGCACTTTCATCGGCCAGACTTTGGCTCTGACAACCGGCTCGGGCGGATTTCTCACCCAGGGCGCGGCGCCTGCAGCCCTTACAGCAGAAACCAAACTTGCGGGTATCGCAGAGCTGTTTTCACAGGTGAAGTTCCGTGGCGCAATGTTCATCGACAACCCAACGGACGAAGAGTCTAAGACGCTTGCAGAATGGGGCCAGGCAAATGATGTGCTTCAGTATGATGTTTTCGATGAACCCTCAAACCTGGAGGTAGACACGGAAAACGTGGTCTGGGATATCAAACTGTCGGGCATGACAAATTATCGGATGTTATACAGTAAAGCAGGCAATCGCAAATTGGCGGCATCCTACATGGCGCGGGCGCACACGGTTAATTTCGCTGCTGAAAACTCGGCGCTGACCATGCACCTCAAGGAACTTTCGGTCGCAGCTGAGGACTACACGCAGACGGAAGTCAACAACGCAAAGATGGTCGGACTTGACTTATACACAACTATCAAGCTGACACCGGCTATCTTGACCAGCGGGGCGAATGCTTTCACTGACGAAAGATACAACCTGATAGCTTTTGTAGATTTCTTGCAAATCGACATGTACAACCTTCTCAAACAAACCAGCACGAAGATTCCGCAGACCCGGCGCGGCGTTAATCAGCTGATCGACCAGGCCGAGAAAACAACCCGGCAGTTCGTCCGTGCAGGAGTCGCAGCACCTGGAACATGGTCGAGCCCTGATTACTTCGGCAGCCGTGAGACCTTCGAGCAGAGCATCATCAATAACGGCTTCTATTGGCTGGCAGGATCACTGTCTGCGCAGGCTCAGAACTCACGAGAGGCAAGAGAATCGCCGGTTCTGCAGGGCGCTGTAAAAATGGCGGGCGCTGTTCACTCGGTCGATCTTATCGTGATGATTAATCGTTAATTTGCAACATATAAAGAGGAGATAAAATCATGGCAGGAATAGCTTTAGCAGCAGACAGCACCACCGTAGTTCTTAACGGAACGGCAATTCTTGATTTGTCGGAAGGTGACTATATCGTACTGACACCGGTAAACCCCGCAACGTCTCATATCAACAGCACTAACGGCGGCGTGAACATCAATGAGCGTTCAGATCGTGGTGTCCATGACCTGGCTCTAAGAGTGCAGCGTTACAGCGTATATGACGGATTTCTGAACAACTTGCTCCGCCAGTCTCCGCCAGTCGTTATTAACGGGAGCATGAAGGAAAACTTTAACCGCGACGGGACTGATGGTGTTGAGTCTTGGACTCTGGAACTCGGCAGCTTAACGACTCAGCCGACCAGCACAAAGTCTGGGACTGACGGCAACGCCGTACAGGAGTACGTGATTCGATTCCGCAACGCATCCCGCAATCTTTAAGGTGACAATATGACCGAAACCCAATCAGAAAGAACGCAAGCACTCTCAATGCTGAAGGCCGTCCACGATGATCAGTCGGCAACGCTACCGAGCGGGCGCGAATATACCCTGACTAAAATGACGCATAAACAGCGGCGGAGGGTGTTTGCGTTCTTCACCAAAAAGCAGCGTGAGATACAGAACGGCGACTTTTCCTTTCTCGACTCTCCGGATTTTGAGCCAGTGGAAAAAGTCATCATGGATACGGTGCTTTTCGAGGGTGCGCAGATCAGCAAGCTTCCTACTATATGGGATGACCAGCCAGAGGATTATGTTATTTTCATAACCACCATGCTTGGTGCTATATCGTATCCTTTTTTGGGCGGAGGCAGTGGCGGCTAAAGGTTCCCACGCCCCTGTCTGAACCGAGCCTTATTGCATACAGTAACCTTTCCAATGAGGTTATGATTGAGCATGCTTTAGTGCGGTATGGCTACGGGACACTGATCCAGGTAAGGAAGATGGACACGCAAGACTTCCTTGACGCAGTCGAGTATCAAGAAATTACCTCCGCGATTGAACAATATCGAATGGAACAAGCACATAGGGAGAGATAATGGCACAGGTCACCGAGTTGATCACAAAATTTCGTTCGAGGGATCAACCTCCCCCCTCAGAAACTATAACACCAGCCTTGGCAAAAGCGTCAAACTTCTCGGCTCGATGGGCGCTGCACTCGGAATGGCGGCTTTTGCTGTTGCTAAGTGGGCGTCTGGGGTTAGTCAGTCCCTTCAACCTCTGTTCGATCTCAGCGAACAGACCGGTGTGGCTGTCGCGTCAATTCAGGAGCTATCCTTCGTAGCAGAGCAGTCCGGGTCATCCGCCCAAGCGCTCGAGTCATCCCTTAGCGGGCTAGGCGCAAAGATAGGCGAAGCAGCACAGAAGGGCAGTGAGGATTTCTCCCGGCTCGGTATTAGCGTTCGCAATGCAAATGGCCACGTAAAAAGCACTGATACAATCCTGGACGAGGTCGGCAACAGCTTTAAACGCCTTGGGCTGTCTATGGCCGAACAACAAGGGTTTGCAGAGGCGCTTGGTATTGATTCAAGCCTGATTTCCATGCTCCGCCAGACCAGCGCGGAGACAGAGAAGCTCAAGCAACGCGCTCGTGACCTGGGTATCACGCTATCCCCAGAAGATATAAAAGGGCTGAAAGAATATAACGAATCAATTGCCGAGATGGATGCGGCAATGAGCGGACTTAAAAACCTAATTGCCGTTGCTATTGTGCCGGAGCTTGAAGACCTGGCTGAAGGCTTCAGCGATTTGCTCGCCGAAAACCAGGAGTGGATTGTCGAGGGCGTGGAGGCAACGGTAGAGCTTGTCGTCGACTTGGTTGACGCGCTCAAAAGACTGGCGCCTTTTATCTTGGCTACTGGCGC